TCTTAAGCAAGTCAGCCCACTGAGCATAGCTTACGAGAGCAAATGAAGCCTCGAAGTTAGCATCCAGTTGGTTGGCAATCCAGTCAACCAGTTGCTCAGCATCAACAGAGGCAGCAGTAGTTGTAGAACCAGTAGCGGCAGTTGATACAGCAGTAAAGAATGTGCTGTTCTCTTTCTTGTAGAAATCACGCAGCAGCATACGCTGGAGGGTGTTCTGCAAGAAAGGCAATTGGAACATCATCTGCTTTGAGAAACGAGCGAAACCAGCAATGTAGTCAGATACTACTTTTACCTCAGTCAAGTCGTAGTCAATCTGGCTCTTTGCGTTACCCTCAGTCTGGATTCCGATAGAACCCTCAGTACCAGTCTCACGATAGGTAACATAAAGTCCGGTTGGAGATACAGCAGTAGGAATAAGATCACGCATGTTAATCTTCTGAGCAGGCACCAATCCTTGACGCTGATTGTAAGTAGCAACACCATCACCAGACAGGTTGTTACCCAAAGTCATTGTACCGACAGCTTTGAGGTCGATAGTCAGTTTGGCATTCTTGTTCTTTTGAAACTCTTTGATTTCAGCTTGCTTAGCCTCAAAAGCCTCAGCCATTTGCTCAGCAAAAGCATCACCAAAAGATTTAGTCTTGTTATCGACTTTCTTGGCGGCTTTCTCAGCGATCAGTTGATCAAGAGCTGCTTGGTTTTTCTTAGCAGCCTCATCCATTGTTACAACAGCAGCCTTTACCTCGGCTACATCGTTTTTTACATCAGCGATAGCAGCCTCATTGGCAGCTTTCATCTTTTCAACAGACTCGGTAGCTGATTTTACCGCAGTCTCGATGCTTTTCAATTCTTCCATTGTTAGGAATTTAATTTAGTTAATAAATTGTTTAGATTATGCTTCAATCCACTCAAATCTACCTCCGGCTCCTTAGTCTCTGCAACTGCCTCAGCGGGTTGCTCCTCTTTAGGAGTGGTATCTATTGAAATAAGCGATTTAATTGCCTCGTTAATTTGTGCAACTCTGATCTCGATAAACTCGAAGGCATCATCAGAGAAGCGGCCATCTTTTAATGACTTTAAGAGCATGCTCAGCTCTTTGCTAAGTTTAGCGTGGTTGTCAAGGACATCTTGACTAGTCAATGACTTACCCACCTCTAAAGTAGGGGTATTCATGTTGGCACCCCAAAGGACTGCCGAACCCTCAAAAAGTAGAATCTCTTTGATAAGGTTATACTCGCCCTCTTGGCTTTTCTGGTTCTCTTGCTTGATAGTTCTAAAGCCTACTGAGTGCTGGTTAATATGCCCAGACTTGTAGAACTCTAGGACATCATTTCCCCATGTAGTGTTAGGCACATCGGTTATTCCAACCAGATAGTCCTTTTCTACATACAGCTCAGAAAACTTACCGATAGCCGACTTTAGGCTTGGGTTGTGGTCTGTCAGATGCCAGATAAGGTTAGCCCCTTTAGGACCCCTTTCTGCCAGCGTTTTGTTATAGGCACTAAAGTCGATGACATCGTTGTCAAAGTCTTTAGACCCCATCTGGCTGATAGCAACCTTTACTTTGCGAGTTGTCGTAGAGACATCCTGCACCGAGTTGCTAAGTGTTTTTTGTTCAAAGTATCTTTTCATATACAATATTTTGGGAGGGTTGATCCTGGTTATTATTTCATGATTCCGCAGTATTGGCCGTAGCCGATCAAGCTCCTCCCCTGTTTATTAATCTACCTCTGCTATCTCTTTTAGGTACAACAATCCAACTACATCTGCAATTTATGACCATCCCTGCCGAACCACCCGGAGCCAAAGGATATTCAATCTGCTCCTTGCTCCTAGGGTCCACAAAGTTGTCGTAAAAGTCCACCACTTGTCCATCCATGTGATAATGGTCTTTAGGTTGCTCGGGTCTAAATCCTCTGGTCCTAGTGTCTCTAAAGGCAATCCATTCTTTGACCATTTCATAGTTAAAGGACTCAGCCGATGCTTTTACCCCAGTATTGGCAGCTCTGCCCACCTCTGTTCTGATAATCCGCTCCGCTTGCATAGCCGTAAAGCCGGACTCTTGAAACAGCTTTACAATCTCATCGACCGTTAACTCTTTAGAGATTGCAGATTGCAGTACTAGGATTAAGTGATTCCTAAGTGTTTCTGAGGTCTTAACTACGGCATATTGCAGTAGGGTCCTTTCGAGCTCATCCATTACGAACTTTGCCCACTCCTCTGATCTGCCTATCCCCTTTTGCCCAGCTTCTCTCCGGATTAACTTGTAGGTCTGGTTAGCCCAGTACACCCCCACCGATAGTTGCCTTTTGACTTTAGGATAGTGAGTCTTGCCGAATTTGCGATTCGTGTTCGCAAACTGCTTCGCATACTCTGTTCTCTCCTTGTCTGTCATTCATTAACCTATTTTTTAAGGCCAATCGCTTAGCCTCCATTTTAGCTTTTAGTAAGGCGCAGCACTTCTCCTTTTTGGTTATAGGATAAGTTCTGTAAACCTCACTCATTATCGAGCTCATCCTCTGAGTCGTTTTCCTCGTTTTCTTCCTCGTTGATGTCGCTCAGGTCCATGTTTGGAGCTTCGTACTCGCTAAATGGCATACCATCTTGCGTAGTAATCCAGGGCTCATCAAAAATGGGGTTCTCAATTCTTTCTAATCCCAACAGCATCCTTTGCTCGTTAGGGCTAAGGGCTTTGAGGTCTTTAATCCATCCTGACTTTTCAACCACATCCTCTTGCAATTCTGTAAAGACTGTATGGTCAAAGTCTATATAAACATTCTGGCCTTTGTAGCCCCAGTCTGTTTGTAGCTTTCTGTTAAAATGGTTACGGAACGAAACCAACTGAGGCATCGCACAACGCGTTGTAAGGGCCTTTTCAGCCTCTCTGACATTGTTATATGTGCTAGACTCAGAATCACCCACCAATTGGCTAGGCACCCCATAAACCGAACTGAATCGCTTGAGGTCCCATTTTTCAGAGTCAATGATAGATAGCTCTACTGGGTTAAGCCCAACAGACTGCCATCCCATCTTGTAACCAGAAACACCAATGCGGCCCCAGTTCTCTGATCCTACCCACTCGCCTTTGCCTACAAGTTTACTCTTAATAGCCTCTACTTGCTTTCTTGTATCGGCAACATCTACCCCACCATTCATGACTCTTGGGTCATCAACATACAGTACACCTTTAACCCCTTGATTCTCCAGCATAGCCGCACTAGCCTTGATAGCAGAGTTAGACCTACTTAACCTGCGCAAAGCAGATTTGAGAGGACTCATGCCGTAAAGGTGCGAGCCATTGATATCCCAGTCGTAGTTTTGATACTTGTCGTGTAAGACTTGCTCTTTTGTAAATAAAGCATCTGAAAGGACTGGAATCATGTACCCCTCCTCAACGATGGGGAACATATTAGTCGAGGCAATGATATTTACCTCTTGGTACGGTAGATTATGCAACTGATAAGGCTTGCCCTGATTAGCTCCCATGTCAAGCATCTGAGCCCAAACACAGCGGCCACCAGTAATCAACTTATATCCAGTAGAGTTAGCGACTAGGTCCTGGAATGTTTCGTAGTCGTTAGGGTATCGTAAAAGCTCAGTAAGTCTATCAACATAAATAGGCTCTAAGGCTTTTTTCTTATAGCCCATAGCCTTTTGAAAGTCCTCAGTAGAGATATCTTTTTTTCTCATTAATCCCTGATACGACTTGAAGGCGGCTTCATCGACAACCTTATAGGTAGTCCAGTCTGGTAGCTTTACCTTGTCTGTAATCAGGGTTATGGTTGAGTAAAGGATATCATTAACCTGATAACCGTCTCTTATGTAGTTAGTTCTGTTATCGCTGATGCCAACAAAAGTGCCCCCAGTAACCTGATATGAAGCAAAAGGCTGGCCTATCGGCATCATCGGCACCGCTTTCTTTGTTAGTGCATCCCACGCATCTTTTATTCTACCCACTTTCTTTATTTTACCAAGCCATCACCTCGAATCGGGGCTTGTTTAGTTTCGTGTAAATTGCATACCGCATCGAATCGCATAAGTGATCCCACATCTTGACTGGCTGCTCGTCTGCATGAACCTTGCCATCTTTATCGACTTTCCACTTGTAGGACCTAATCTCTTTAATTAGGTTCGTGCTGTCTGGGGTAACGACTAAAGGCTGGCTCTTGACCTTTTGAATACCTGCATAGACATCCTTCTCGGCTGGCTTGGCATTGTACCCAGCCCTAACCAGTTCCTCAATAGTCTTAGGCTCGGCAGCATCACAGTAAATCTCATCGGACCTCTTGATGTCTAGGACCTTTAGCCTTTCTATTAAATCGGTGGTGGTTAGCTTGGTTTCGTAAAGCATTTCCTTGACAAAGGTTTGTTTTTCGTGAAACCCTACCTTGACTAAAGCAGTTGGTACTGAATAGCCAAAGTCTAAGCCATAAACCGTTTCACACTCATCCGGGAACTGACCTTGCCTCCAATGGGTATAAATAATCTCTGATGACTTACCCCTTTCTCCCAACCCAAAGACCTTCCAAAGATTCTCGTCTGCATCTTTCAGACTTTCAATCTCAGCTACCTGCTCACTTGGCAGGAATGGATTGTCTTTATAGGTTGAATGGATTAAGAGGTTAGTTTCTCTATCAGCGACATCGTACACCCAGCTCATCTCATCGACTGGGTTAAAGTCTAAAAAGATGGTCTGCTTGGTTCTAAGGGCTAACTGTTGGTAAATAGAGTGGGGCAAAAGATTGGCCTCGTTTATATACAGTATGTCTCGCCCTGGTCCTCTAACCTTGCCCGAGTCCTCTGCCCCAAAGAACTCTATATAAGAGCCATTAGGGTAGTGATAGACATTATCAGTTTTGTTAAAGTTGTCATCTGAGTAGATGCCAGCATCTTCGAGTATCTTTAGGATATCTCGCCTAGCACCCCTTTTCAAATGGGGTAAGGATGGACTAACCACCGAAATCGTTACTTTTTCCTTATGCGGTATGAAAAGAGCTAAAAGCTGAGATATTGAATAGGTCTTGCCAGATCGGGTAGAGCCTTGGTTGGCTATTACCCTATACTTTTTTGCCTGATAGGCTAGCAAGTTTCTTTCAAAGACACTAGTATATCGTATCTCAACTTGTTTCATTGACAGGCTTAAATATTATGTTAATGCCACCATCAACCTTAATATCTTGCTCTGCCTTTTCTTTCTGACCCAACCTTTGTTTGCCTAACCAGACTAACATGGTTCGGTCTTTATCCTTGACTGCGGTATCAAACTGCACTTTGCGTAGTAATGATTCCCCAGCCGCTTGCTTTTCTTGCTTAAATGCCACAAAATCTACCCCTAAATCAGACTTACATCGTTGATACAGAGTGTTTTCGTGGACTCCTATTTGTGCTGCAATTTCGACACCGGAACAGCCTGCCATCAGGTATTCTGCAACAAGGTCCCAGTCTATGGTGGTTAGTGATGACAATTACTTTTTCTTTTTGGGTAGTTTCTTGCCTTTGCTTTTCCTATTCCACTCATCTACATTTACCCCTTGCTTTTCGAGCTTTTTCTTGTTTAGGTTAAAGAAAGCTGCTTGGGCTCTTGATTTGTAAGGCATAAGTAAAAAAGCCCTCAACCCCGAAAGGTTGAAGGCTCGTTGATTTTTTACCCTTTATTCACCCCCTAATATACGAAAAATTATTGAATCTACCAAATTTAAGTAGTACTACTTATCAACATCTGTACCCCATCGACTAAGTATGCGGACCAATTCAAGCATG